TCGCTTTTTTCGCGCGAGACGGTGGCCTAGTATGGCCTTGAAGCACATCGAGGAGCGGCGCGAGGCCGTGCGCGAGGCGATCGAGGGCGGCTCGTTTGGCGACGCCGAGCTCGACCAGCTCTGCCGCGAGTTCGACTGCAGCGCGCAGACGATCAAGCGCGACGCCCGCATCATCCGAGAGAACGCACGCCGGGCGATGCGCGACGCGAAGCGGGCCGAGCTGCACGTCTTGCCGGGCTCGGACCAGGCCGCGCCGACGCCGACTGTCGAGGGCATGCCCGACGAGATCGACTGGCGCAGCGCATCGCGCGAGGACGGCTACGTCTGGATGCTCGAGCGCCTCGCGGGCATGGCTGTCGACCCGCGGGCGATTGCGCCGGCGAAGGTCGGGGCCATCAAGACGCTCTCGAGCATCTTCGACCAGCTCCACGCGCACCGGGCCGAGCAGGCCGACGGCGCCGACACCGGGCCGGTCGACCCCGAGGTTCTGCTGCGGGAGTTCAAGCAGGCGACCAAGGGGATGCCGCGCAAGATGCGGCGCGAGATGCTTGCGGCTCTGGGATGAGCGCAGCCCTCGACCTGGTGCGGGCGCTCGCGGCCGATGCGGAGGCCGATCCGCTGCGGTGGATCCAGTGGCTGCCGCCGCAGGACGAGTTTCACCGCGACCCGGCGCCGGTGAAGCTGCTGCGGACGGGCAACCAGATCGGCAAGACCACGGCGGGGCTGGCCGAGGTGCACTGGCGGTGCCTGGGCGTGCACCCGCACATCGAGACGCGCGAGCCGCCGATCGAGGCGTGGATCATCTGCGCGAGCTGGTCGCAGTCGCTCGCGATCCAGGCGAAGTTCCACGCTCTCGCCGGGCGCTACCTTGTGGCCGAGACGCGCTTCGATGCGGTGAACGGCTTCCACGCCAACCGCCCGACCGCGCGCTACCCGAACGGCTCGATCGTCCGGTTCAAGACGACGCAGCAGAACTCGCTCGACCTGGCTGGCGCGACGATTGACCTCGCCATGTTCGACGAGCCCCCGAAGTCGCCGCGCATCTTCGAGGAGGTCCGCAAGCGGCTTCTCCGGCGGCAGGGGACGCTGCTCATGTGCCTCACGCCGGTGAACGCTCCGTGCGGGTGGCTGCGCGAGCTGTGCGAGGCGGGGCAGGTCGCCGACCACCACTGGCGCATGGAACCCGAGGCGCTGATCCCCGTGGGCGACACCGAGCCGCTCGAGCTCCCCGACGGCACGCCGATGGACGAGGCGTGGATCGACGAGCTGCGCCGCAACACGCTTCCGCAGGAGGTGCCGGTCGTGGTCGACGGCGAGTGGGAGATGCGCGTCGAGGGGCGCGTGTTCTCGCAGTTCGACGCGACCGCGATGGTGGGCGACTCCCCACCCGAGGGCGAGGTGACGGTCTGCGTCGGGATCGACCACGGCTCGAAGGTGGGCAAGCAGTGCGCGGTGCTGGTGCTCGTCGACAAAAGCGGCGACCAGGATCGGGTCATCATCTGGGACGAGTACGTCGGCGCCGAGAACACCAGCACGACGGACGACGCCCGCGGGATCCTCGACATGCTGCGCAGGAACCAGATCCGGTGGTCGCAGCTCGACGAGGTCTGGGGCGACCGCCTCTACATCCGAGGCCCGGCCGACAAGAAGTCGAACCGCGACCTCATCGACGCGGTCGCGCGTCTGCTGCGCGTGCCCTCGCGCTCGCTGTCGCCCTCGATCCGCACCGTCAAGCGCGGGCGCGGGCGTGGCAAGGGCTCCGTTGACGCGGGGTGCCGCTACTTGCATCAGGCGATGGTCCACGACGGGCACTTCCAGGTCCACCCGCGCTGCGAGAACGTGATCGACGCGCTGCAGAAGTGGGACTACCGAGACGACGACTACAAGGACAAGATCGACGCGGTGCGCTATGCTCTGCAGAGGCAGATCTTCGCGCCGCGCCGCAAGCGCGACCGGCGCCGCCTCTACCTGTACTGAGGTTCGCCCGTGTACCAGCCCGGCTTCCCCGACTACCCGTCGCTCCCGAACCCGCCCACGCCGCAGAACGCAGGCGAGGCGAGCCGGTGGGAAGAGACGCGGCGCCGGCGCCGGATGCTGGAAGGGACGTGGCGCGACGACCTTGAGCAGCGACTGCAGGAGCACCTCGGCAGCGTCCGGCGCGACGCCTGGGGTCCGCTGAGCCTCGCGCTGAACCCGTTCCGCTCGATCACGACCGAGCTGTCGGTGCTGTACGACCAGACGCCGACGGTGCTGCACGACCAGGTCGCCGACCCAGGCATCGCGCGGCAGCTCGAGCTCGGCGGGCTCTGGCAGATGATGCAGCGGGTGCAGGTCTACACTCTCGGGCTCAACGAGTGCTTCGTGCGCCCGCACTGCGACGAGCGCGGCCGGTTCTCGTTCCGCATGGTCACGCCGGACTTCGTGCGGGCGTACGCGACGATGGACGACCCGCGCAACCCTGTCGCGATCATCGAGTACCGGATGCGCCGGCTTCCGCCGGCCGTCGAGGGCGGCAAGCGCGAGCTCGGCTGGACCGCGGACTACTACGACATCGGCGACCCCGAGAGCCCGATCTACCGGGTGCACGCTGTCGACGAGAACGGCAAGCTCGGCGCGGACCTCTCGCGCGTCTACCTGGGCGGCGACTTCTCGGGCGACGCCTACCCGTTCCGCCGGTCCTCGGGGCGCCCGTTCCTGCCGTGGCAGCTCTACCACGCGAGCGGCGGCGGTCAGCACCTGTTCTCGCCCTACGACGGACAGGAGCTCGTCGAGGCGTCGCTCGACCTGTCGGTGCTGCATCAGATGGTGGTCCACACTTTCCGCGATGCGAGCTGGCCACAGCGGTACGTGGTCAACCTGCAGCCCGCGGGCGTGTCTGTCGTCGAGACCGTCGACGGCGCCCGTGCCGAGGTCATCACCGATCCCGCGTCGCTCATCCAGTTCGAGAGCATCCCCGACAGCGACGGGCAGGGCCAGCCGATGATCGGGCAGTTCTCGGCGGGCGGCGACCCCGGCCAGATGGAGGAGACCCTCGCCAACATGGCCGGGCGCGTGGCCTCCGACGCGGGCGTGCCCCCCTCCGACATCCAGCGACTGGGTGGCACCGCGCGCTCGGGCGCCGCGATCTCGCTCACCAACGACGGCAAGCGGAAGGCGCAGCGGCGGTACGCGGGCGTGTTCCGCGGCAGCGACGAGCGCCTCGTCGGCATCTGCGCGGCGCTCTACAACCGCGCGACCGGAGCCGTCGAGGGCCGGCGCTACGTCGAGGGCGGCTACCGGGTGCTGTACCATGAGCTGCCGCTGTCGCCTGACGAGCGCCGCGCGCGCCGAGAGGACGTGATCGCGATGCTCGAGGCCGGCCTCATCTCGCCGGTCGGCGCGTACATGGAGCTGCACCCTGGCGTCACGAAGGCGCAGGCGACGCGGGCGATCCTCGAGATCCGAGACCCCGACCTCGCCGACGACTTCCGAGACGACGAGGACGAGGACGAGGACGCCGACGTCTGATGCCGCCGTTCCGCCCGCCCGTCACCGTCGCCCGCAACGCAGAGCGCGCCCTCAAGGTGCGCGAGGCGGCGCCGCCGTCGCAGCGGGGGCTGACCGCTGTCGGCATCGCTCGGGCGCGCGACCTCGGCAACCGCCGGAACGTCTCGATCACGACGCTCCGCAGGATGCTCGGCTACCTGTCTCGGCACCTCGTCGACAAGCAGGGCGAGACCTGGTCGGAGCGCGGAAAAGGCTGGGTAGCGTGGCACGCCTGGGGCGGCGACGCCGGCGGGCGGTGGGCGATCCGCGAGCTCCGGCGTAACGACGCCGAGTGGTTCGAGACGTGGTCGAGAGGGACCAGAAACCGGGCGCTGATGCGCCATCTGAGGAGAGAGAGACGATGAGCGACGACAACGGCACCCCGCCGCAGGCCGAAAACCACGTACCGTACCAGCGGTTCTCGAAGGTGGTCGAGCAGCGCGCAGCCCTCGAGGCCCGCGTCGCCGAACTCGAGGCCGAGGCGCAGCGTCTGCAGGAGCGCGCCGCGACGGCCGACACGCTGTCGCAGCAGGTGCAGCACTGGCAGCAGCAGGCGCAGCAGTTCGAGCAGAACCTCGGCAACTACCAGGCCGCGGCCCGCGTGGGCGTCACCGACCCCGAGCTGTACGAGGCGGCGCAGTGGGCGCACAGCCGGCTCCCCGAGCAGGACCGGCCTTCGTTCGCCGACGCGCTGCAGGCGTGGAAGTCGGACCCGACGCAGGCCCCGCTTGTCCTGCGGCCGCACCTGCAGCCGGCGCCGGCGCCGGCGCCCGCGGCACCGCAGCCCGCGCCGGCGCCGGGGCAGCCCGCCCCCAACCCGAACAACGGCGCGCAGGCGTTCGCCGAGGCCCCGAAGGCTCTCGACGTGATGAGCATGGACATCGAGCAGTACAAGCAGCACCGCGACCGCTTCAAGGGTACGTCGCTCATCTGAGCCGACGGTTGACGGGCTCCACGGGATGCAGTAGGCTTTCCGTGTAGCCCCTCGGGTCGCTCCCCGTAAAACGCGCGCCGGGCCTGGACGAACCACCCACGCACGCACACACGGGAGCATCTCATGGCGAACGAAGTCCTCTACTCCGGTCTTGGCGATCTGCGCCTGGCGAAGATTCTCAACAACGAGATCCAGCTCCTGCTGGCCGACCGGTTCAGCCTACGCAACCACCCGAGCATCCTGAACGCCGGCAACATCGCCGGCCGCGGCTCGTCGGTGCTCTCGATCCCGCAGGCCGGGCTCGACGGCTACGACCTGATGACCGATGTGGGCTCCGAGACGACCAGCGCCTCGAACGTCGCGCTCACCGACTCGAGCGCCGACATCACGATCGCCCGCTACGCCCTGCGCCGCGAGATCAGCGACCTCGCCAACATGACCGACTCCGTCGGGCTCAACGTCGAGCGGCTCGCCGCCGACATGGTGGGCGCCTACGAGATGGCCGTCACGAACTCGATCTGCGACACGATCGACGGCTTCACCGCGACCGCCGGCACCACCGGCGTCGACCTCACCGTCGACGACTTCTTCTCGGCGCTGTTCGCGCTCGAGCAGGCCAACGTGCCGACGCCATACGTCTCCGTGCTTCACCCGGTCCAGGTCACCGACCTGCAGAACAGCATCCGCGCCGAGGGCGGCGCGCTGCAGTACATCGCCGCTACGCAGGAGATGCTCATGGCGAAGGGGCAGGGCTACGCCGGCTCCTTCCTCGGCGTCGACATCTTCAAGTCCTCCAAGGTGCCGACGGCCAACGGCGGCGCCGACCGGGCGGGCGCGATGATGGGCTACGGCGCGGTCGGCATGGCCGAGGGCGCGGTGCGCCCCATCGCCGCGCTCGGTGGCGCTCTGCAGTTCCCCGCCGGCACCGTCATCGCCGTCGAGTACGAGCGCGACTCCGCGAAGGGCCTCACCGCCATCACGGGCAACGCCTACTTCGGCGTGTCGCTGCTGCAGGACAGCATGGGCGTGTCGATCATCACCGACGCATGAGACCCCGGGTCGGGGCTGGGTGGGGGCTTCCCGCTCTCTCTCTGGCCCCGGCTCGGCCCCGGCCCCTACACCCTCACCGACCACCCGCAAGAGAGAGAGCACCATGCCTACCGACTTCACCGGAGGCGGCCGCGCACCGCACCGACGCCAGCGCGGCACCCCGAGCGTCCTGAACGAGCCGGCCCGGCCCGATTTCACGCTCACCCATCACCCGGCCCGCTGGCAGGAGATCGACGGCGAGCTGCTCCCCCTGCTCGGCCGGATGAGCCACGCCCGCGGAGTCAACAACGTCGACCACTTCGGCGACACGACCCGCGCCGAGGTCAACCTGCAGAAGGGCGGGTGGACGATCATCCCGCCCGAGGCGTGCCCCGCGACGGTCTCTCCCGACGGGATCCCGGGCTACGTCCGCGTGTTCGACGGGCGAGGCGGCCCGATCCACGTCACCGCCTGGGAGCGCCCGCGCGCGCTGGGCTCCCGGGTGGTCTGGGACCGCGACGAGCAGGGCTACCGGCAGTGGCTGCGCCACCTGATGACGGAGGGCTACATCGCGCCCCCCGACAGCACGGTCGTCGAGTACCTGCGCGAGCAGCTCACTTCGAAGCGCGAACGCAAGGCGGCCGCGGCCGACCTCAACCCCTACGCCCGGCAGGCTGTCGAGCAGATCGACCAGGCCCTCGAGCGGCTCGACGCCGCGTGGTCGAAGGTCTCCGGCGTCGACCAGGCCGACGAGGCCCAGCCCGCCCCGAAGGCGCGCAGCCGGCGGGGTGCGAAGTGAGCGGCGAGAAGCGGGAGATCCGCGAGGCGCGCGACAAGTTCGAGCGCCGGCTCGTCGAGCACGGTGTGCCGCAGCGTGAGGCGCGGCGTGAAGCAATCCAGCAGGCCCGAAAGGCCGACCGAAAGCAGAGGTAGACCATGCCCAAGATCGGAAACGCAGCCCTCGGGCGCCCCCTCGTTCGCCGCCGCGTCATCATCGAGGCGAGCGAGCTCAACGCCGCCGCGACGACGCAGAGCGTCTCGCTCGGCACGCTCCCGACCGGCGCGGTCGTGGAGCAGGTGTTCCACGAGGTCCCGGTGCTGCTCGCCGATGCGGGCTCGATCTCGGCCGTCGACCTCGAGGTCGGTACCTCGGGCGACCCCGACTACCTCATCACGTCGACCTCCGTGTTCACCGGCGGCACGCAGACGAGGCAGGCCGGCGCCGGCACCGGCGACCGCGCCGCCCTCGGCGCGACGGAGGTGCTCGCCAAGTTCAGCGCGACGGGCGCCAACTTCGGCGACGGCACCACCTCCGATCTCGACGCCGGGCTCGTCGTCGTCACCATGCTCTACCGGGTGGTCTGAGCGTGGGAGTGAACAGCCCGAGCTCGCTCGCTGCGCGGTGGGTCCTGCCGGATCGCATCGTGCGCGGCCGCGACACCGACGTCACCCTCGAGGTCTACCAGAGCGGAGCCCGGCAGACGCTGGCATCCGTCTCGGTGGTCGTTTCGCGGGCCGACGGCACCGAGTTCACCACAGGCTCGGCTGTTCTCTCCGACTCCGACCGCACCGCGACGTACACCGTCACCGGGACGAGCGCCGAGTCGCTCTCGGACGGGTGGCGGGTGGTCTGGACGGCGACCGTCGGGGGCGTCGTCTACACCTTCGGCAACGAGGCGATGCTCGTCCGGCAGCCGTTGGCGCCGGTGCTCGCGGACGCCGACCTGTTCACGCGGGTCTCGTCGCTCGACCCGTCGGGCACAACCCCGATCACCAGCCTGTCGAACTTCCAGGCGTACCGCGACGAGGCATGGATCGAGATCCAGCAGCGGCTGATTCAGGAGGGCAACCGGCCCGCGCTGGTGCTCTCCCCGACGGCGCTCCGAGGTGCTCACCTTGAGCTCACCCTCGCCCTCATCTTCGAGGACCTGTCGACGCGGCTGAACGAAGCCTACGAGGCCCGGGCGCAGCAGTACCGGCGGCAGTACCATGACGCCTGGCGCCGGCTGACTTTCCGGTACGACGCCGACGAGGATGGGGCGATCGACGACACGCGCCAGCGCCGAGGGCACGGCACGCTCTGGATGTGCGGCGGCCGCGCACGGTCTGTCCGATGAGCGCTCTCACCGTCGCCGCGATCCGGCAGCGCGTCGAGGCCGCTCTCGTCGCCGAGTCCGGGTTCACGAAGTCGCGATTCCACCCGGACCTGTTCGGCCTCGACGCTCGGCTGCTCATGCACGGGGCGTTCGCCGTGGGCGCCCCGCTCACCGAGGCGCACCCGACGACGCAGCGGCAGCGCCGCGCCGAGGGCGTGCTCGCGAACACGTCGATCTCCGTCCGCGTCGCAGCGAACCACCGGGCCGACAACCAGGTCGCCGACTTCGACGCCCTGCTCGCCCTCGAGGGCACCGCAATCACGACCGTCGAGGGCATCTCGCGCGAGAACCTGCACATCGTGTTCGAGTCGGCCGCACGCGAGCCGACGACCGAGTTCGAGTTCCTTCTCTCGACCATCACCTTCCGAGCCATCCACCGGCTCGCTCTGCAGTAGGAGCCAACCATGGCCGCTAGCACCGTCATCAAGCACCTCTACGACGGCTCGATCACCATCGAGGACGGCGCGACGCCGACCCCGGCGTCCCTGTCGATCCCGTTCACCGTGGGCGACCTGTCCCTGGACGGGCTCATGGAGTCGCAGCGCGCCGTGCAGGCGTACCAGACCCGCGGCACGCTGAACTCGGTGCGGCTCGCAGCCCGCGAGTTTCCGACCGTCACGTTCTCGGCGCAGCTCGCCGACCTGTCGGACGGCACCGATCAGACGCTCGTCGACTTCGCGCTCAAGCAGGGTAGCTTCGGCTCGAACGTCTCGACCCTGACGGACTCCGACGTCTACGCGGTCAAGCTGACGCTCACCGTCGAGGGCACCGACCTCGGCGACGCCGCCGACCACACCATCGAGCTCGACGACGTACACGTCACCGTCGCCATCGCCGAGGGCGAGCCCGACACCGTGACCATCTCGGGCACGGTCTACGGCTCGATCACCATGACCTGAGAGCCCACAAGGGCAGAGAGAGAGCACCCATGAGCATCACCGTCTCCCTCGCAGGCGTCGATGTGCCCCTCAGGGCACCGGCGTCCGCGTCCGCGCGTTGGGACGTCTACAGCGCCGCGACGAGCAACCCGAACCGAGCGTTCGCGGCGGCCCTCGCGCTGTGCTGGGACGGCCCCAACAGACCGCGCCCCCGCCTCGCCGCGTACCGCTTCGATGCGCTCGCGTGGGGCGGTGCCGTCCTCGACGAGCTCGTCGACCGGGGCGTGCCGCTGCCGGAGGTCATCGGCGCCGGCCTGCGCGCCTGGCAGCTCTGCGGCGAAGGCCTCATCACGGGCGAGGAGGTCAAGGACGCCGAGGGTTTCTCCAGCGGCGAGGGGGCGTAGACCGCGCCATCCTCGCCGTCTGTCGAGAGTACGGCATCACCCCGCCCGAGTTCCGCGGGCTACCCCGAGAGGACCGGATCGCGATGCTCGCCGACGCCAACCTCCGAGCTCGCGCGACGCAGAAGGCTGCGGGCAGGGCCTCGAAGCCGCGCCCGCGCTACAATGCGAGCAGCACCGGCGAGCAGTTCTGGACGGGCGGGTAGCATGGCGATCAAGGGCGGTCTGACGTTCAGGAGCGAGCAGGTGCTGCGGCGCCTGCGCGACTCTGTCGACCCGCGCTCGGCTCGCCTGCGTCGCGTCATCGGGGACATGCAGGAAGCCGTCGAGAAGCTCGAAGCCGAGGCCAAGGTCGGCTGGCCCGTCGACCGCAACACCAAAGGCAACCCGACCCGCAAGAAGGGAGGGCAGAAGCACTCGATCGAGCTGTTCGGCACGCGCATGACCCTCACGGGCTCGCGCATCATCGCGACGGTCTACAACACGGCGCCGTACGGCTACTACATCAAGTCAGTCATGACGGGCGAGACGACAGCAGAGCAGCGGCGCCGGCACATCTGGCGCGATGGTGTGCCGCAGGATCGGTACGACGCGCAGCGCAGGGTCGGCAGGAAGCGATCTGCGTTCGTGCGGCAGATGCGCACACCCGGCCGCAAGATGGCCCGGCGACTCTCGCGCGAGCTTGAGCAGGACCTTGTCGCGGTGCTGCGGGGGGTGCTCTGATGGCAGCAGGACGCGAGACGATCTCCCTCAGCTTTCAGGCCGAGCTCGGCGACCTCAAGCGGCAGCTCGGAACGCTGCCGGGCGTCACGAAGAAGGAAGCCGCGCAGATGGTGCGCGAGCTGAACACCGGCTTCAAGCAGGCCGAGCGGGCAGCGGCGCGCGCGGCGAAGGCGAACCGGCGGCAGTTCAAGCAGATGGCCGACTCCGCGAAGCTCGCGGGCGCCGCGATCGTGGGTGTCGCCGGGTCGGTGGTCGCGCTGTCGCAGGCGTTCGCCGACCTGCAGAACGAGCTCGCCGACGCAAGCGCCCGCACGGGTGTCGCCGTCGAGACCCTGGCCGGTCTGCGCCTGGCCGCGGAGGGCTCGGGCCTCGAGTTCCGCGCCCTTGAGGCCGGGCTCAACCGGCTTCCAAAGGCGATGGCTGACGCCGCGCGCGGGACGGGTGCCGCCGCGCAGGCGTTCGAGACCCTCGGCGTCGACGTCCACGACGCATCCGGGGCGCTCCGTGACTCGGACGACGTGCTGCGGGACACGTTCGAGGCCCTCGCCGCGATCGAGAACCCCGCCGAGAAGGCCGCGCTTGCGATCGATCTGCTCGGGCAGCGCGCTGGCCCCGCGTTCATCCAGTCGGGCGCGATCGACAACCTCGACGCCTTCGTCGCGCTCGCCACCGAGTTCGGCGTCGATGTCGGCCCGAAGGCGGCGGCGAGCGCGGCCGAGTTCCAGCGTGCGATCGCGACCCTCAAGACCGTCTCGCAGGGCGCGCTCTTCGATTTCGTCGACAGTCTCGGCGGCCCGGGCGGGATTAACGCGGCGCTCGAGATCGGGATCACGACCGTCCTGGTGTTCGGCCGTGTCGCTCAGAGCGTCTTCGCGACGCTGACGGAGCAGGTCGGAAGCATCACCGGACCGCTCGCCGAGGTGGCGGCCGAGCTGGTCGACGGCGACCTCGCCGGCGCGTTCCGCGCGCTCCAGCGAAATCAGGACGAGCTGCTGAGCGGCATCGCGGGCACCAATCCGCTCGTCCTCGGCTACCGGCTCCTCACGAACGCGATCGAAGACGTTGGAGAGGCGTCCGTCGACGCACGCCGCGCAATCGCGCTCCTCAACCAGACGACCGAGGGCGGCCCGCAGCGTGCGCCCGGCGGTGGTCAGCAGGGTGACCAGGAGACCGCAGGGGCGCCCGCAGTGGCCGACACGACCTCGGGCACCGACAAGGCGATTCAAGACCTCCAGCGCCTCCGAGACGCCCAGCGGAGGGCCTCAGAGGAGCGGCTGAGCGAGCGCGCGAAGATCGAGCTCGCCTACATGCGAGAGCGAGACCTGATCGACGAGGCGTACCTGTCCGGCGCTGAGCTGGATGATGTCAACGCGGCGCGCGCGGTGTCGGAAGCCGAGCGCCGGATCGCGCTTGCCGACCTCGAGGAGCGGCTACACGCCGAGAAGCTGGCCCGCATCGAGGAGGAGCG